CCAGATGCTTCCTTGGCGTGTTTGGCCAGAAACTCGGCGATGGTCAGGTCACCGTCCTCCGCAAGCGGTGCGAGCCCGCTACTGGCGCGCGCCTCGTTCACGGTGACGATAGCTCCCTGCGCCGTGCCTGTGAGCGACATCTTAGGCGTGGATGCTTGCTGTGGAGCCTGCTCTTTGCCCGCGGCTTGCATGGCGGACATCATCTCGTTGTCCAGGTTTCCTTCTGACGCTTCCAACTTCTCCAGCATCTCGGCGACGTTCTCCACTTTAAAGAAGTGGGATACAAAGTTGGCCGCGTGCTCAGCGTCGATGAGCTTCATCACCTTCGCGTTGCCTGCCGCCTGCGTAGCTTGGATGGCGTCCAGCGACGTTGGCTCAAAGTATGGCGGCCACTCCAGGTTGATGGCCCCACCGGGCCCCAAGCGCCTTGGCTCCATGCGGGCGGTCCCGTTCTGGCCGACCTTGCGCATCGGCAACGACACCTCCATGCGGACGACCTGACCAAGCTCGTCTACCTTTGGTTCTCCGAGGACGCGAGCAGCCTTCACCATCATCTCCAGAAGCGGCTTGACGCAGCGCTCGCCGTACTGCTCTCGAAGGATGTCGGCCTTGGAAAGCATCGACGAGTAGGCGCGCTCAATCTCGGTGGCGGTCTTGGCGGTGCCTTCCGGGTGGTCGAGTACGCACTGAGCAACCTCAAGAGCGTACTTGCGCAACGTCTCCGCCGTCTCCATGGCGGCCTTCGGACCCGAGCCAGAAATCTCCATGTAGTTGGCCGAGCCATCTGGAATCTTGATGGCGTTATCCGAGCCCTTCTTGATGTTCGCCAGGGGCATGGTCGTCTGGATGACGAGCGTCGGGTCGCAGTTGACGAGCACACCGCGCTGAGCCTGAGACACGAGGGCATCGATGGCGATGGCCATGTCGTAGATGCCCAAGCAGTCCGGGTCGCCGTCGATGTCATCCGTGCACGGAAGGTTCTGGACCCACTTGACCGGGCAGAAGCCGAAGTTGTGCTGCACGGCTACGCGCGGGATGCGCTCCCAGTCCGGCTCCTCACCGTTGCCCACCTGAACTGGTGCGAATACGACGTCCTGCTGCTGGTCGATGATGCGGCGGTACCAATAGCTTACCTCGACCCAACCACCCGTCTCCGGGTCGCGTTCATCTACCGGGTACATGTAGCGCTTCTCGATGGAGCGAAGTTCCAAGGTGGAGCGGTCGATGAAGTCTGGGAAGGTCCAGCGCGGGTCGTGGACTTCTATGACTGGCTTGCCATCGATGAACTGGAAGCCCACTGCGACAGAACCCGTGGCTCCGCCAAACTTGCGCGCCTGTATCATGGCCGGCCAGATGCGGGCCTCCTCGGCCAGGGTGGAAACGAAGTCCTCGGTGTCCGGGTCATTCTGAACCCGGACCTGCGGATGGCGGCGTTGAGAGAAAAGCATCCCGGTGAAGCGGTCGACGATGACTTTGATGAGGTGGTACGGCGCGGTCGGGCGCCTGAACTTGAGCGGCAGCATGGAGCCGCCGGGGTCGAAGTAGCCTGGCGGAATGAAGCCGGCCGTTCCAATTTGCTCCAGTTCTATCGGACTAACGCGACTCGTTCCGTCCCAGTCGGTACTGCGCGCATCGTAGTGGACGCAGCGATAGAAGGACCAAAGATGGTTTAACTCCTGCTGGCGCGGCGACATCCCGAGTCGGGCGATGCGCTGCTGAGAGTCGAGCATCTTCTCTGCGGCCACGCCGCCGACCTTGCCGAACGCGTTCGGGTCGAAGCTAGTTCCGGAGGACATCGGTTTCCTTTCGAGCAGAGCAGGTTTGACAACTGCACTCGCGAGCCTGCTCGCCGAGATAGCGGGCCATGCTGTTCACCGTGCTGGACAAATCAAAGATGGTGCTGGCAGACCTGACTATCGTATCGCGGTCGGCGATGGCTTGCTGCTTCATCTCCAGAACCTCTTTGCTGAGGTCGAGCAACTGCTCCCGCGTCTCGATGATTTGCTTGCGTAGGTCCAACTCGACCCGCAGGTGGGCCAGCTTCTCATCTAAGAAAGAGAACAAGCTCAAGGCTTCACGATTTTGTGGAAGAGCCAGCTGGCTGCTGCGAACCCGATGCCGAAGGCGAAGCCGTTGCACATGCTCTTAAATAAGTCATACCAGCTCACGCGCGCACCACCTGCTCGACGGCGTCGCGAAGCTCGCCACACCTGCGAGCCAAGCCGACCACGGGAACATCGTCGGCCGGTACCTCGGTCAGAACCAGAAGCGAATTGTTGGACGCGCGCACTTCAGAGATTGGAATCTTGGTGTCGAGGGCTGCTGCGATGCCAGTGGCCACGAGACCCTTCTCGGCCCCGCCCCACCAACTCGGGGTGATGTCTAATTGAACATGAACGTTCTTCATCTGGTTCAACTACTTCTTCCCGTCTGTCGTACCAACGATTGGCGGGACGAACGGAAGGTCGAGCTGCTGCCCTGGGCTGGTGTGGTCCGGAACGGAGAGCAGCACGGGGATGGAAGGCATGACGACGGTCTCCACGTCTTCACCGCTGAGCGCCTTCGCCTCCTTCGCGGCTTGCAGCGCACCGGACACTATGTCGAGGTACTGCTTGGCGTACTCGGGCTCCTCCACGATGACGCTCGGCTTGATGGCTTCCCTGGCCGCGCCGAGCGCTATCGACACGAGCGCGTCGAACAGCACGTTCATCTTCTCGTTGATGGCTTTCGGATTCACGCCCTTACGTGCCGCGTCGTGCTCCAGTGCGGTGTCCAACTCTTTGCTTCCGGTCATCGACAAAGTTGCCTCCCACTTCCGCGCAGCGAATACTACATCAGCGCGTTTCGTTTTTCGATAGCAAATTGCTTCAACCAATCGGCGGGTACGGAATGTCCACTGCCTTCTTGCGCTTCCGGTTCGCCTTGATGGCTTGCTGCGCTGCGGCGAGAGTTATCTTCGGACGCGTCCACGATGCGCTCATCTCCGCGCGCAGGGAGTCGGCCTGTGTGTGCTTGCCGTCCTCCTCCAAAGCCTCGATGACGTCGAGCGCCTTGCCGTACTCATCAAACATGGCGCGCAGGCGAGCGTGGCAGATGCGTTCGGTTCTGTCACACTCGTCGAGCGCCTTCAACGCCAACGCCTCGTCGCCCCTGTTGACGGCACAGGAGTACGCGACGTGCGCATGACGACAGGCCAGGAAGTCCTGGTCCCCGTCCAGCTCCAGGTTCATCTGATTCATGCAGGCGGCACAGACGCGGATGTAGAAGTTGCTGAGGACGCCGCGCTCCGACACGTGAAGAGCGCCATCGCCACAGCGCCAACATCCGGCACCGTTCATCTTTTTGTACCGCCCATCTGCAGCCATACGTTCTCTCCCTTTACCGTCTCATGAAGTCCACGGAGCCGACCTCTGCCTTCTTCTCGCTCATCCTGACGCCCTCCTTGGCGAAGAAGGATGCCATCAGCCTGTCGCCCGTGTGCGCCCTGGGGTCGAAGAAGAGCATCTCCTGCACCCAGGCATCGACCTCGGGCTCCATCTTGCCGCCCTGGTTCGGGACTATCCACTTGCCTGCGGACATCTCGGCCCCTATCTGCTCGATGCCGAACTCCGGGTGGGCCTTGTTCCTTCCGGTCGTGAAGCCACGGATAGGGAGCGCAGCTTGACTGGAGGCGAACTGGACGATGTAGTCCTGGGCGGCGTTGTTCTCCACGATGAGCATGGAGTTGAAGCGGCGGTGGACGTCGAATATCTTGTGCACGATGTCCGGGCCGGCGAGGCGACCGGACTCTATGTTGACCACCTCCCGGTCCCCGTTCGGGTGGACTAGGATGGTGAAGAAGACCGTGAGGTCGGCGGCGCTGTGCTGCTGGACCGCAAGGTCAACCCCGGTGTAGACCTTGTAGCCGGACGGGACTGGGGCGCCGTAGATGGAGCCGGCTTGCTGCGTGAGGCTGGACCAGTCTGATAGGGTGCGGCAGAGGCGCTTGCCTTCCCCTTTCTTCAGGGCCACGTCTATCCACTCGCGCTTGAACTTGGATGAGGCATCGTCGCGAGCCACGCAAAGGAGCTGGCGCGCGAACTCGATGGGCGTCATGGTGATGCGCGCCTGCTCGATGCGCTCCCTGGGCCAGCGCTCGGGCCACCTCAGCTCCTGCGTGCTTGGATGGATGACGGGGTAGGTGACCGCGGTCCATCCGGGGGCTCGGGCGAACCTGTGCATCAGGTCGTCGGGATGGTGAGCGTTGCCGATGATGACGACCTTGGCGTTGGCAGTCAAGCGGCCCATGACGGTGGCGTTGAACCAGTCCCACAGGGCT